GCCGAGGTGTAGCCCGTTCCGAAATTGGTCATCGTCACGCCGATCACCTGCCCCGCACTGATAATCGCCGTGCCCGCCGCGCCAGAACCACCGCCGCCGGTAAATCCCACGGTTGGCGTCGAGGTGTAGCCCGAGCCGCCGTTGGTCACGACGACGGATTCAACAACCTTCGTTCCCCCGGTCAGGCCGGTCACGCGGGCGGCCAAGCGAACGCGGTCGCCGATCTGGTGCAAGATGTCTGTCAGTTTCATGGTGTGTCGGTGTAGGTCAGGCTGTTCGTCTCAATCATTTGCCCCAGCACGAGGTTGAACCCATCGACGAGCAACGTCTGATTTGCCGTGGCCGTCCCGTCATATACCGCCCCGAGAGCTAGGTCAAGGTCAGCCGCAAGGGACAACCCCGGGCCTTCGACCAACTGGCCCAGCAGAACCTCTGCCCACTCGGCCATTGTCAGAGCTTTGACGCCCCACTCGACGCTGTAGGTGCCACTGGCGTCCATCGTCGTGTCGTTGCGATCGAACCAAACTTCGGTCGCGCTCGACAGGTCTTTGAACTGAAAATGATTCGAGGTCGTGACCTTCACCCGCCGCTTTTGATCGGTGTCCTGCCGGCTGTTGCCATACGGCTGCTCGAAATGCAGCGTCCGCGGGTCTTTGCCCTCGCCGTTGTAGATCGCAAAGTCCTCTTCCTTGCCGAAGTAAATCGCGTCCGTCGGATAGCGCCCAGCCGTTGCCCCGCGCTGGTAGTCCAGCGCGTCAGAATCGTAGGCCGCGAGTTCGACCTCGATGTCGAACGTCCTAGTCGCCGGCTGTGCGAAATACCCGCCCTCGGCCTTGTGGAACCACAGCCCGGGCACGCTGTGGGTGTTGGCCGATGGGCTGACCCTGCGCTGGCCCGTGACCCCGATTAGATCGAACTCGTCCTCCGCGCTGACCGCCATTTGCTCCGCGTTATCCACGTCAAAGCGCACGCGCAAGATCGCCCGGTCGGGCGCGATGCGCGTCCACGTCACGATCTGGCCGTAAATGGGGAAGCTGTCCCGCAGCATAATCTGGCGGTAGGCTTGAACCGTCGAATCCCATGTCCACCAGACCTTGAGCGATCGGGCCGTGGGTTCGGGCTTGGCCACCGCACAAAGAAAACCATCGTCCTCGCGCAGGCCCGTGGGCAAGACCAGCAGCCGGGGCTGTGCCGCGGGGATGGCAAAGGCCGAGGTGCCGGATTGGTCGAGAAAGGCCGGCGTGAGAAAGAAGTCCGGCGGGGGAACGTAGTCGTTAGACTCGTCACGGGTTTCCTCCAGCACGAGCGTCAATTCGACGTCGGGCTTGATCGGGCCGCCGATCTGGCGCTCGGTCACGCGGCACAACCGGTCGGTGATTCCCAACTTGGCCGAGGTGACGAACACCCGGCCCCCGGGCTGGAGCGTCTCCCACTTGGGCAGCAATTTCACGGTGAAGACGAACGGGGGTTTGCCCGCCTTGATGCCAACGCGCTTGGCCACGATCTTTGCCACCTCGCGGTCGGTGATAAACGGGTAGTTCACCTGACGATCGACCGACTGGCCGACGACCGCGGCGTTGGCCGCGTGATCGTAGGGCTCGACCCCTTCCTCAAATTTGTTCGCCCGATCGGTGAAGACCAGCCGCGTTGAGTTCCACGTCTCGCTGTAGCCGCGATTGACCGGATAGGGCTCGTCGGTGAAATCGTCGTCGCCCAAGTGCGGCAGGCCCGTCGTGTCCTCCTTGCGGATTAAGGTCAGCCCGATCTGGCCGGCGACGAATCGCGGAGCGGCATCGACGTAGGGTAGCAACTTGCCGATGACCTCGCGCACGGTCTGAACGCTGTCAAAGACAGGGCTGGCACCCACGCCCTCGCCCACGACGGTATTGCACGCGGCGATAAAGTCCGCCTGATTCAGATGCGCGGGGTCAAGGCCCATGCCATAGAGGGTGTTCGTCAGCCAGTCGTAAATCACCTCGGGCAAGATCGCGTCGCCGTTGATCTCGTGAAAGACGTAGGCCGTGGCCGCCGCTGCCCCGCTGCCAAAGGTCACGGCTGGAGCGCTGGTGTAGCCCGTGCCCTGTGTGTTGACGACGATCGACGTAACGACGCCCGCGGTAAGCACCGCCGTCGCGCTCGCGCCCGTGCCACCGCCGCCGGTCAGAATCACCGACGGTGGGCTGCCGTAGCCCGTGCCGCCGGCTGTGACGGCAATGCGTGTCACCCTCCCGGTCAAGGGCAAGACCGAGGGAAAGCGGCTGACGAGAAACAACAAGGTCGGCGGGGTCGTCTGGGTGCCGAACGCCACGTCCTCGCAAACGGCGTAGGCCAGCCCAGCGTAGCTGGGCATGGGCGCGGTGACCGGCCCGAGGCCTTGGTTAATCAGAATCGACGCCAGCAGCGGGTCAACCGTTTGGCCGGTCGTTCCCCAGTAGAACCGGACGGCACCGATCGTGGTCGTCAGATCGGTCTTGCCCTGTCCGTCCATCGCGCTTGACCTGTAGATCGGCCCCGTCCAGATCACGGTGTCGCCGTTCTTGATCTCGTGCAAGACATCCACCGGCCCGCAACAAACGACCTGTGCGATCGAGCCGAAGTAGTTGAACCCCGTTGTGACTTTGCTGGAGCCGCCCATTATTTGCCCACCTCGGTTGTGATCTTCACCGAGCGAAAGCCGAAGATCGGAGTGATGATGATTCCGCTGACGTGCTTGGGCGTGCCGTAGATCACGCGCACGGGCTCCGCCTGCTCGGTCGAACTAAAGTCCGCGGCGTTGATCTGGAATTTGCGGCCCGGGCTTTTCTTCGCCGGCTGGCCGATCGTCCCTATACCCCGCCAATGGTTCTCAAGTGGTTTCATCGCACGCGCCAGACGCCGAAAATGTGGTTGCCTATCGACGGGTCGGCCAAGCTCGCACAGCCGACTTTCGTCAGACAGTGCCAGACCAGCGGAGGCTTGGCAACGATCGCAAAGTGATGCAACGCCCGGCCTGTTGAAAGCAGGAGCAAATTGCCGCGGGTGATCTGGTGCGGGCGGCTGTAGCCATAGCGCCATGTGCGCTCAAGTTCCGGCACTGTCGCCACCGCTTGCTCGAGTATGGCCAGCATGGACTCGCCGCCGCCCCTGATGGTGTAGCTCTGCGGAAAGACCGCGGGCGAAATCGCACCGACGTTCAACAGCACTTGGTGCGCGAACTGGACGCAATCAACTCCCGAGCCTTTGATGCACGCCCGGGCAACGAACGGAGTGTGTTTCCAGCTTTCGAGTTCGCCCAGCAGGCGGTCGAAATTCGCGTCGTCGTCGAAGAACATGCCGGTGGATACTCCAGCCCGGCCCCGAGGTCTAGCCCTTCTTACCGCCGCCGGCCTTTGGCACCTCAAGCGCTTGGAATTGCGGGTTGCGGTTCGGGATGTAGGGGAACTGAATCGTCCGCCCGAGGTTGTTGAACTTGTTCAGACAGGTCAGGATTCGTTTGTTGCAACCGGCGGTGGCGCTGATGTCCTGCCCGATCGCGGCGTTGAGGAACGGCTCGTCCAGATACAATCGGCTGCCGGCCTCGCCTACGACCAGCCGGCGTTCGTTCCCAACCGTGACCGTGCCCAGCGAGAACCAATTGGCGTCGCCCTCAGCACTGGCCTTGATGCCAAAGGCCGCGGCCTCGACCCAGTCATCGCCCAGCCCGCCGATCGTGCCCACGGTGGTAAAGGCGGCCTCGCTGACCGCACAATTCTGGTCAAACAACCTGTGCACGCACGTCCGCTGGCACATGACCTTGGGCGAGTTCTGTTCGCCGATGCGAAAGATCGACGTCGCATTGACTCTGACCTTGCCGCCCGGTGGATACTCCGCGTTCTCAAGCCGACCAAAGTAAATGGGGTTGGCGCGGTCGATCGTCAGGGTGTCGGCGTCGAGTTTGAAGATCGACAGGCTCATGTTTTCCATCGCGTTACGATCAACCCAGTAGCGCAGCGGATGGGCCGCGCTTTCTGTGCTGGTGCTGACCTTGATCGCCTCGCTGATGAAGTCCAGCCCGCTCTGTAGCCGGTCGTGCGAGATCGGGTCTGGCGTCCACATCGAACCCTCGTTGTCGATCACCGCCTCAGTCCAGTTCGTCAGCCGCCAGACGGTAGTCCCCCGGGTGATTTCGTAGCACCAGATAGGCCTGCTGGTGCTGCTCGACCCGCTGTATTCCGCCGGCAGTTCCTCGAACTTGATCTCGCACCTGACCGCCCCGTCGGTCAGAAACTCGTAGGACAATTCGCCGCCCAGCCGGCAGAACAACATCGGGCAGACCATTGTCTCACTCAGGCTGAACGTCCCCAGCGCCTCGTTCAGCGTCAGGCGTTCGCGCAGGCTGACGATCGCCACGCCGTTGATCTTGTGCGCTTCCAAGGCCGTGGGAGAGATCACAGCACAAAACCCGTGCTGTTCGCCCGCGACGAACATCGCGGTCAGCCCGATCGGTGGGATGTCCACCGTGGTTGAACTCGGGGTCAGGCCGTCGGCAAAGAGATCACCCATCCAGACCGGGAGCCAAAAGCCGTCCAACTGGCCACGGCGGCTGGCAAAGAAGTCGCGAAAGGCCCGCCACTCCGCCCGGGTGCCAAAGAGGAAAGGCAGGGTCACCCTGCGCTTGAGCTTGGTCGTCGCCCGCCAAGGGGTGGCGATCACGCCGTCGAGCTTGAGATCGTCCAACTGGCCAACGCGCAGGCTCGAGTGATCGGGCCGCACGTCAAAGACTGGGCGTCCGAGGAAGTTCATGCTTACGAGAAATCCCTGTCCCAAGTGTAGCGGAACCGGCAGGAGAGGGTGAACAGGCTGGTCTTTTCCTGCGGGTGGTTGAATAGGAAACGAATCCCGCCCTTGCCCACGGTCGAACCCGAGTTCGTAATCGCGATCGTGCGGATGGCCGAGCTATTGCCCTCGCCAGCGGTCAACGAGACGCTTTTTGTCCGCGTGAACGACCCAGCGACGTAGGTGTCGAGGACAAGAGACTTGCTGACGACCGTTCCCGCCCACGTCGCACTGATGCCGATCGGAAAAGCGACGTGGGCCGTGCTGTCGGTGCCGAAAAAGATAAAGCCCGTCGCGCTGGGTTCGCAGCCGGTGTTGGCCACACCGCCCGGACTGTCGGTGCCGAACTGGGTCTGTCCGCCGGCAGTGGTAATGCACATGATGCCCACCTGTGGAAGCTGCTCGGTGCCCAAGGTGTTCGTCTTCACATACACGCCCGAGCCGTTGGTCGTGATGTCGATCGCACCGCCGCCGGGGCTGGCCGCGACCTTGAACGTGTTGGCCGCATCGACCACGACGTAGTAGCTGGTGCCGAACGTCAGCCCGCCCGGGGCGCTGGTGCCGCCAAAGACGATCTCGGTGTCGGCGGGAAAGCCGTGGGCCGTCAGCGTGATCTTGTCCGTCGTGCTGTCGGCGGTGACATTCTGCTGGAGGCTGGGCCAACCAGTGATCGGGAACTTTTTCGTCCGCGGCGATGTCGGGCTGAGGGTGATAACGAAGTCATAGACGACCCGGATTTGCTGGCCGATCAAGACCGTGACCGCGCCCCCGCTGAACAGCGCCCGGGTGTTCAAGTTCGCCGCGACGGTCGCGGTGTGGCTGAACCCCACTTCGGCGTAATTCACATTGGCGACCTCGACTGGAAAGTCGTATGTCCGGCGGTGTGTCAGGGCCGAGCCGGCCAAGGTCGAGCCGCAATTGCCCGAGCCCGTCAGATATGTGTTGCTCCGCCGGCTTTCGCTCGTCAGGCCCGTCTGGGTCACACGATACATCTTGAACACCTGACCGACGGCCACGCCCAAGGCCGAGGCCAGCGTGACCACAGTCGTCGAGGTAAAACCCGTGATCTTCGCCTTTTCGCCCGTGACACAACGCAGGAGCTTGCCCACGTCGCCCGCGGCAAAGATCGGGGCCGAGGCCGTGGCGGTCGTGCCCGATGTCGTGACGGTTATCACGCCCGAGTCGTCCTCGGTCGGGGTGTTGCCCGTGCCAACCGCGCAGTGCGTAAATAGGTTGACCAGATTGTCGATCGCGAACCTGTCCATGCCTTGATCGAGAATCAAGTTCGCCGCCCACGGCGTTTCAAAGACAACGCGGCCATTTTCAATCACCTGTGCCTTGACCCGGTTGGACAGGCCCATGACCGGCTGTTGGAGATCAAACACTTTTTTCATACGCGTCAGGGATAGCTACCGGAATCTGCCGACAAGTCCAGCGTGAGTTTGTCGATCTTGTTGTCGCCGCTGACGACCGTCTGGACATACAGGCCGTCCTCGACCGACTGGTCGAGCGTGAGTTTGTCCGCCGCCGAACCGCCCAGCACTCCCGACGGCGGGATGATGACGGTCAGGACAAACGCCCCGTCTTCCGCCGACTGGTCGAGCAACAGCTTGTCCGTCGGGGCCGAGGCCAGAATGACGGTTGTGGTGAAAGCCCCATCCTCGACCGACTGGTCAATCAACATCTTGTCCGCCACGCCCGGGCTGACGATGCCGCTGAACAGATCGCCGCCGTCGGCGCTCAAGTCCAGAACGAGCTTGTCCCGTGCCTCGACCAGATCGGGTTCGTAGTTGTTCGATCGCATCCAAACCTGCCGACCGTCGGTGGCAATGCCGTAGGCCAGCATGTAGTTCACGCCGTTTATCCGGCCATACTCCGCAAGCTGTAGCCGGGCCAAGGCCACGCCCGTCGGAAACCCGCTCAGGGCGTATTCGACTCCAAAGTTCTCGCGCTGGAAACGGGCGTAAAGGACGGTGCCGCCGGCCTTGAGATAGAGGCAACAGACATCGGTGTTGCCCGTAGTTCTCACGACCGTCCCGTTGTAGAAAAGCACGGGCGAGATCCCTGCAAATGTGTATTCGGTTTTGACCGAGGCCACGAACTTGCGGATGGAGATCGTCGTCGCGTCCTTTTGGAAGGCCACGACCGGCAGCGCGTCTTGATCGAAGGCCAAGGCCAGCCGGGCCGGGCGAATCCAAGTCGCCCCGTCTTTCATCAGCAACAACTCGTCGCCCAAGTCGTCCCGCATGGGCACCAGCGGTTCGAACTTCGCCAGCCGCACGCGATCGCTGCTGACCCACGCGCCCCAGCGGTGGCGAAACTGTTGAACCTGTGTCGAGGCGTAGTTCAGCGGGCCGTGGGCAAAGGCGTAGCCGCCGTCGGCCAATGGTCGGACTGAGGGAAAGCTAATCACAAGACCGGCCCTCCCGCGCCAACAAGTTCAAGCGGCTGCAATTCGTAAGCCTGAGTCCCGCCCGCCGCCTGCTCGAAATACGGTTCGTCGGCGTAAAACCGTTCGCTGAAATCGACCTTGAACTCGTCGTTCGCGTCGGTCAGCGATCGACTGTCCGGACGCTTGAGCGCCCCTGTGGTGACCGGCACCAGCCAAGTGCCGGCTGGCCAGTTCGTGGCTAGACCGGTCGTGAACTGGACGGTCGAGGCCGAGGCAATGGCCACGCGCACGAGTTCGAACGTGTCAAATGCCGACCACAACATCGCGTATGGGAGGATGTCGAACAGCGTCGCCCCGAGGTCGTCGATCGTGACGTAGGGCGTGCCCTGAACGCCCGGGCTTGCGAGCTTGGCCGCCAGTGGCCAGAACCCGCAGGCAAAGGGCAAGGCCTCGGGCGTCTCCAAGACCTTCCGGATGTAACCCATTTCCTGAGCCGTCAGCGTCAGCGTTTTGTAGCTGATTGACCACAAGCTGCGGTGCCGGTCGGCCCGGCGATCTTCCGCCGTCGATAGCGCCTCGCGCACCAACCCGCCGTGATCTTCGGCGATCTTTGGTGCGGTTTTCCAGTTCGGGGGAATGGTGAAGACCGGGACGGGCGTTGTTCGGTAGTAGATCACGCGGCCAATGAATTGCCTCGGCGCGAGAGTTCGTCAATCAAAACCTGTATCCCGTCCCGCCGCATGAACTCCCGCTCTTGGTTGCGGCTGTCCAAGACGCCGATGTTGATGTTCGTGGCGCTCGCAGCCGCGGCCCCGACCAGCCCGCCGTCGGCGAAGCTCAATCGGCCAACCCGTGGGCTGGCCCGCTGTTGGCTGGCGAAAAAGCCCTCCAGATTTCCCGACTGGACTGCCTGATGCAGGCCGGCGAACCACCCCGCCCCAAGCTGGGCCACAGTCTGGGCGTCGAAGATATACTCGCCCGTCGCCACCATCGCCAACCGGTTGTCGCTCGTGCTGGGCGCTCCGGGCACCAACCCGCCCTCGTTGAATCCACTGAGGCCAGAGAGCGAGAAAGCGCTGAGGATGGGGCTGATTGCCGCCGTGGCCGAGATCAAGGCCGCACTGCCCAGCCCCGCCGCTGCCCCGTAGGTCGCGATCGTCGCGGCCAAGGCCGCGGGTGCCCACATGGCTGCGCTGGCCGCTGCGATCGGTGCGGAGGTCGCCAACGACGCGGCCATGATGGCCTTGCCCGCGACGGCCATTAGAAGCTGTGTCGCAATCCAGCGCACGCCGATCTGGACAATCGCGCCCACGACCGAGGTCAAGATCGACAGGCCGATCTGGCGCAAGGCCTGCCCCCAAGTCTGGGTGCCGACGATCAAGCCCGTAATCCCTTGGCTGATGCTGCCGATCGCACTGTTGAACACGTCCTTGAACGTGCCGGCGATCGACGTGGCCGTGATCTGTGCCTGCGATTTCAACTCGCCGAAGACCTGTGCAAAGTTGTCGGTGAAGCTCGCGGGGTCGAGCGGTTGCTTGCCCTGTTCTGCCGTCTGTTGGCCTTGCAGCCCGGCGATCTGGCCGCGTAGGTTCCCCACTTCCTCAGGGCTGAACAAACCGGGGCTGGCGGCGTTCAACGCCTCGACTGTGGTCAGAATCGCCTGCAATTTCTCCTGCTCGCGCACGAGATCGCCGATATATTCCGCCCGGGCCACGCGCTCGCGCTGAATGTTCTCGGCGTTCGTGATGAACCCACGGGCTTGGAGCGCTTGGTTCCGATCAAGCACCTCCTGCAGTTTGGTCTGGGCCGCCTGTTGTTTCTGTTCGACGTCCGCCACTTGCTGGGCCACCGCCTGTTTGCGCTGGGCCGCGATCTGATTCTCCAGCGCCAGCGTCGCGGTAAACCGTCGCTGTTCGATCTCGGCCAGCCGCTTGTTCAGGTTCTCGGCATTGACCAGCAGATCGGCCTCGGCCTTGGCCCGGGTCGTCGGGTCTTTCGTCGCGTCCAGCACGCTCTGTAGCGCCTGCCGCTGACTCTCGGCCTCGCGCTGGGCAAAATCGGTTTCGATCGCGAACCGCTTTTCGTTGATCGAAGTCTGTTCGGCGGAAAAGGCCTCGATCGAAACCTGCCGGCGATCAAGGCTCTGCTTTAGCAACGTCTCCTGCTGGTCGAGCGAGTTCTTGAACAACTGCGCGGTCGTGTCGTTCTGGGCCTTGGCCACCTCAGCCGCCGCCGCCGCTTGGGCCTTGAGCAAGTTCTCGTCCGGCAGGGGCGTCAGCACCTTTTTGCCCGCCGCACGGTCAGCCGCCTCTCGCTGGGCACGGTCAAGGGCGATGACATCCGCGGCCACCCCACGCAAGAGCGACGACTGTTCAGCCGCGCTCTTTTTGTCGATCACCTCGACCGTTTCCTTCGCACCGTTCTGACGGCCAGCCGTGCGCGTCTCGCCCGGGACAAAGACCTCGACCGATCGTTTGGTTTCGGCGAACGCCGCGTCTATCCGCGCCCGCAACTCCTTTGCCTTGGACTCGGCGATCTTCCCCGCGGCTGTGAGGTCGTTGATCTTGGCAATCAACGACTCCTTGAGGTTCTCGTTCGCGCCCGTCAGCCGCTTGGTCGAAAGCGCTTCCTCCTGAGCCGCCTTGTAGGCTTTCCACGCCTCGACCCCGGCGACGATGATGGCCACCGCCCCAGCCGCGCCAGCGGTGTAGGCCGCCCACGGCGTCGAGGCCACAAGCTGAATCGCAGCAAGATAGTCCTTGGCGTTCTTCACCGCCCCCAAGCCCATGACCGCCGCAGCCAACTGGCCGGCAATGACGTAGGCTTTCCACGCGGCTGTCGCGGCGATTATGACCACCGACAGCGCCCCGACCAACTTGAACAGATCGGCGACGATCTCCTTGTTGTTAATCAGCGTCTGCTGGAGGCTGATAAGCGTCGGCAGCGCGTCGGCGACCAAGGTGTTGACCGTGCCCTGCAAGATCGCCTTGAGCCGGGTCATGTTGTCGTTGAACTTCTCACTCGCCTCCGCCGTCGGCCCCTTGATCTCCAGCCCGAACGCCCGGGCCTCGTCCGCCTGCGCGTGCAACGCCGCGCTGCCTTGGTTCAGAAAGGCGATGAAGTTCCGGCTGCCACGACCGAACAACTCCTGCGCGATCACCGCCTTTTCCGCCGCGCCCTCGCTGTTGGCAAAGGCGTCGGCGATGGCGTCGATAGCTGCAATGGGGTCTTTGAGTTGCGAGGGGTCGATGCCCAGTTGTGCGAAGCGCTTGGCCGCGTTCGAGCCCGCGGTCTGGGCCTCGGCCAGACTGCGGTTCAGCACCGAAAGACCGAGGGAAAATTCCTCCTGCGAGACGTTCGCCAGATCGGCGGCAAAGGCGTAGGTCGAGAGCTTTTCCGTCGTCGTCCCGAGGGCGTTCGCCTGTTTGTTCAGCTTGTCCCCCGTCTCGATCGCGTGCCGGCCCATCAGCACCATCGCCGCCACTACCGCCGTGGCCGTGACCTTGATGCCCAACAGCAGCTTGTCATGTTCTTGGAGAAAACCGTTCAGCCGGGCGACCACGCCCTGCTGGCGCTGGGCGGCCTTTGTGATGTCGTCGATCTGCTTGGAGGCATTGGCCAGCGCGGACTTGGCGTTCTCTACCGCCTCAAGGATGATTTGGATTTTCTCCATACCTTAGCCGGCGTAGCCGCGTCGGGCACCGAGCTTCAACAGCCGATCGACGACCGACTGGCGATTCTTCGCCGGGTCTTGATCGGGCACACCGTTGATCTGGGCCAGCAGCTTCGTCACTTGCGCGTTATACGTCCCGCCGCCTTTCTTGTCCAACACGGATACGATCGACAGCCGAAAGTTCTCGAGTTGGGCCAAGCTCGCCCGGGCCTCAATGCGCTCGTCCCGCTGCTGGGCCAGACGATGAAAAAGCCGAAGCCGGTATAGGCTACTGCGCCTCAGATCGGCATCGGCATGTCCAACGGAAAGTAGGAACTCGAAGACCTCGGCTAGGCCTGCTGTTCGGCCTTTAGCTTTTCCATCGCGTCGCCCAAGACCTTGTCCAGCACGCCGCCTTGACCCATCGCTTTGAGCGTGTCCGCCTGCCACCGGAACCACGTCTGAAAGGAGGTAAAATTTAGCTGCCTTCCTTTGTTCATCACGGCGATGAACGAATCTTCGGACAGCCGGGCAACCCAGTCCGCCGGGCGATCGGTGTAGATCGCGACCTCAGCCTTGGGCTTTCCCCAAGCCTTGCCCAGCCCGTCCATGTCGCAGATCGGGATGCGGCGGACAAAGATTTCCTCGTCGGGTTTGACCTCGACGCCCTTGGGCTGGCGGAAACTGACCGTCAATTTCTCGCCGTCCATCAGGTCGGTGATCTCGCTCACAGGCTAGAGGGTGGGGTTGCGGCTTTGTTCTGGGGCGCGTCCTTTTTGCCCGGCAAGGGCTGGTCGAACAGGCCGGCCACGAACTCGGCCTCAGGGCCGCCGTTGGCAATCATGGTCTTGATCGCCGCCGGGCCTTGGCCGTCGGGGACGAGCGCAAGGTGGCTGATGATTTCGGTTTTGCGGGCTTCGGAAAGTCCGGTGAAGCCCTTGGAGAATTTGTCGGCCTTGGATGGTAATTGCATAGTTTTGTTTGGTCTTTGCCCGGGCAATGCTGGCCCATTGCCCGGGCCGGGTCAACCGATAGTTGGGCGGCCAGCCCAGTGAATTAAATGCCGGCGTTGTCGTTCGAGTCGCGCAGCAAGACCGTGCCGACGGTGTCGGTCACCAGCACGTCCAGCGTGATCTCGCTGAACTTCTGGCCATCGACTTCGCTCGAACTGTCGAGCGTGACCTCGCACGAGAATCCCTCGTGAATCAACACGGCCTTGTTCGCCGACTCTTGGTCGAAGATCACGAGCTTGCCGAAGCCCGTTTTCTTCGGCGAGGCCATTGGCGTGATACCGGCGTAGTTGAAGGCGTCGCCGGCCACGATCGCCGCACAGGTGATCGTCGGGGTCAGATCGGCGGCTTGGGCGGTCAAGAACTTCACGCGGGCGAGCAGGAGATCAAGAACGAAGTCCGTCCCCTCGACCTTGGTCGCGATCGTGACCGTCGTCAGGTTCAACAGGCGAGCGCCAGCCGAGGTCTTGATGTCATACCACTTGCCGATCACAGCCGGCGTGGCGGTGAAGCCCAAGACCTGACCAGCCACGGCGGACAATGCCGACTGCAAGTGGCCGGTCGTGCTGGAGCCGCCGTAAAGGATTTCGAGGTTCTTCCGGTTCCACTCGTCCACCTTGATCTTGTAGCGGAGCTTGTTCTCGGTGTTGATCGTCTTGTCCACCCGGCGGACGCCACGATAGGAGCCAAAATGTTCTTCCTTCGAGTTTTCCTGCGAAGGGGTTGAAGCAACGATGTTGCCGAAGTCGAGATAGCCACGGGCTTGGGCATTTGCCGCGCTGGTGGCGTCTTCGGAAAAGCTGAACTCGCCTGTGCCGATCAACAGTGCGACCAGATTATGTGCGGGGTCAACTTGAGTGCTCATAGTGTTCGATGATGTTTTTGGTTAGGCCCGTCGCTGGGCAATGCCCCTTACGGCTGGCGTTGCGCTGATAATTACCTGTGCATTGAGACTGCCGTCAACAGTGAAATTGCCTTCCGTCCGCCAATCGAACGGTTTTATCGTGCCGGCCAAGGCCGCGACGACCCCGCTGGTATTGAGTTGCAGCGAGTCCATGACCTTTTCGACCCACTGCAAATTTACCACCACGCCCTTTTCCCTCGCGCTGGCGACGAGCAGCATTATCTCGATCGTGCCGAAAATCTGTTTCGCCGGCTTGTAGCTCTCCTTGATGTTCGGGATAAACAGCCGGGCGGTCGGCAGATCGGTCAAGGCCTCGCCCTCGATCACTGGGGTCTTTACCCACTTCACGCCCCGGAGAATCCTACCACTCACGTCCGCGCTGTGGTAGTCCATGCGTGCAATCAGATCGGCCAAGATCGTCGAATACATTCCCATGTCACTTGGCTTTTACAGCCGATCGAAGGTGCTTGTCCATCAAATCCCGCAGCCGGGCTTTGGCCTTGGGCCGTTCGCTGGCCACGATGTGCCGGGCACGGATGCCACGGACGCGCTTGGCCAAGATGTAGTCTATGCCGAAGACGAACACGCTTTTGCTGTTCTTCACCTTGCCCTTGCGCACCGACTGCCGGCGTTGAACGATCGCCCGCGCACGCTCCCAGTAGGTTTCGCCCTTGACCGTGAATTGATCGACGACGCCGAACTCGGGCTCGCCCGCTGTGGCATTGACCGCCCGCCGGGTCAGGGGGATGAACAGAGCGGCCTTGGCCCGGCGTTCGCCCGGGCGGAGCGGGCCGATCAACTCCCGCGGGCCGTGGTCTTTCGTGCCTTCCTCCAGAAAGAGCATGATGGGATTTTCGTTGAAGACCACCCGCGCACCCGGAGCGATCTTGCTGACCAACCAGCTACGGCGGACTTGGCCGAACCACCGCTTGGGAGTCTTGCGAATGAGGGAGCCCTGCGTTTCGAACGCCGCCCGATCGACCACCGCGTCAATCTTTTCGATCGACAGCGCCTCGGCCACGGCCCGGAGCATGGCCTTGGCCTTTTCACCCTTGGCGCGGATGCGAACGGTATTCATGGGCCGAAGGTCTGGCCCAGCACTGGGGAGGTCAAATCAAAATCGGCAGGCGCTTACCCAAAAGCTGGTAAACGGTCTTGGGGATTTCGGTGTCGATCACGCTCTGCTTTTGCCCGTCCAGACCGGCGATCTCTGTCCGGTTCTTGCCGCTAAATGCCGCGGCGACCAGCCGGGCGGAGGTGCTTATGCGCGAGGGCAGGTTGGTCGGCACCGCCGAGCTATCGACCGCCGAAGCGATCGGCGTCAAGGTGTTCGCCCCATCGGTGTCGTCCGCGGTGTAGGCCAGCACGACCGTGCCACTGACGCCGCTGTTGTTCACCGCGGCCAAGGTCAGCGTGCCCGGTGCGGCGATCGCCAGCGTGCCCTGAGCGACGATGTTGGTCATTGCCGCCTCAAGGGCTAGGCGAACACGGGCCAGCCCCGCCCCAACGTCCGCCAATTGCCAGTAGAGGGTTCGCCCGGCCATGCCCGACAGCGCCCATGCGCTCAACTGGTTGGCCGTGTCGCCCGCCTCGGTCACCGTCTGAACCGCCGGCTGGGGATAGCCGAACTCGCCCTTGATCGACAGCCGGGCATCGACGGTGGGACTCCAGATGCCACGCCGGCTGAACAGCCGTCCGGCTTTCTCGTTCAGCCCGATCACATAATCAACGTCCACGGTCAAGGCCTCGCCCGCGAGAACGACTTCGGTCAGGCGAATGACCGGGCTGTGCGGGAGATAAAGGTCGTTGCCGTAGAACCGCCCGTTGAACTCGTCGAACAACAACGGCGTGACCGTGTGGTCGTGATAGAAGTAATCGCGCTGGGTGTAGTCGTCCACCCAGCGCGACGCCCGATCAATTGCCCGCCTCAGTTCGTCCGTCAATACCGCGTCGCCCTGAACGTCCTCGGGCTTGAGCTTTAACTCGCCAACGAGTTCGTCCAGCGACAGGTATGGATTGACGGCGGTGTAGGACATGGCCTTACGAGGTGTAGCCGCACGCGATCTTCACCGCCGCCAGCTTTTCCGCCCGCTTGGAATGGGGCGCGACCTCGACGACCTTGCCCGCCGCGGCCAGCGTGGCGATCACTTCGTCCAACTCGGCAATGGTCATCGCCTCCAGCGTTTCCGCCGCCGGCAGATCAAGCACCGGGCCGGCCTCGCCCGTCGCGTCGGGCTTGCCCGTGTCGCCCGCGCCACCATCAGCGCCAGCGGCTTCGGTCTGCGTTTCCTCGGCCTCGCCCGTTTCGTCGTGCGGGTTGATGCCCAGCGCGAGTTCAATCGCGGCCTTGATCACCTTGCGCGATGCGTCGGTCTTGAACTTGACCTCCGTCCCGCGCTCGCGCAGGCCCGTGGCGTAGTCCAGCAATTCAGCGCGGCTCATTTCATCCAACTCGACCTTGGCCGTGGTCAGATTGGCCTTTTCCAGATCGGCCAGCCTGTCCTTTTCCGCCTGTTCGAGCTTGGCCAAAATCTTTTTCTGCTCGGCCTCAACCAGATCGTCAAAGCCATCGGGGAGCGCGAGCTTGCTCGGGGTGAACTTCGCCTTGGGGTCGAAGGGTTTGAACCGCTTGTCGCCTTGGATGCCCTCGGCCTCTTTGCCCGTCAGTTCAAGAACGTCGCCGCGGGTGACAGTGCCAAAGCGCCCAAGCTGAACCTCTGGCCCGATGTAGTGGAATTTTCGCATGATATTTTTAGTGGGTTGAATTTGTTACTCGCGCCCGGTTGTAACTCCCGCCCGGACTATGGTCAACGAAAAAGGCCCGGGCAACTCGCCCGGGCCTTTGAATCGTTCAGTCGCTTACGCCGTGTAGTTGTAGCCGACGGCGACGGTCTTGATCGTGGCCGAGGGCGTTTCCACCGGCTGGAACGCCTTACGGAACGACGCGACGATCTTGTTCGTCTGGGTCGTGATGTCGCGATCGACCTCCAGCGTGAAGCTCCGGCGGTTGCCCAACATGAACTGGCGGTGATTGACCAAAAGCACCGAGCCCTTGGTCGTGGTCACGCCGTCGTTCACGCCCGTGGCGTTCAGGTCTTCGCGGTTTTCCTCGGACACGACGATCGGGATACCGAGGTAGCTGTTGATAAGACCAGTGACGGTCGTCGCACCAGCACCGCGTTTGTCGATCGTGATAACCTCGTCAAGGTTGAGGAAGTCGTTTTCACCCTGCGGGCCGACAATCCAAGCCAGATCGCTCGGGCGACGGCCCCACTTGCCCAGCTTTTTCTTGATCGCAATCAAGTTCGCACGGCTGATGCCGCCAGTGGACAGATCGACTTTGAGCGTCGATTGCGCCAGCGCCAACTTGCGCAGACCCATCCACGACTTGGCCGCGTCGTTCGTGATCGCAGCGATGTCGGTGTCCATGTGCGTGCCCGTGGTGTCGCCGTTGATGATTGCCCGTTCCAACGCCTGCGCACCGGCCTCGCCAAGCAAGGTCTGGAGCAAAGGCAGGAGCGGGATAATCGCGTCCTCGTTCGCTTCGTAGCTGTAATCGACCTGAGCCATCAGCTTGACCGTGGTCAGCGTGGACTTGGCCGTTGCCGGCGTGCTGCCCGTGCCCGCCGTGTTTTGCGTCGCGTTCTTGAAGAACGTCGGGCGCGTGGTGGACAGCGGCAGATCGAACGGGTCTGTCGGCATGTCGATCTCGTTGGCCATCATCAGGGCCGCGATCTGGCTTTCCAGATACAGCCGGCGGAGCAATTCGCTGGCGAGGTCACGCGGCACCCATTCAGCGCCAGTGCCCGAGCCGGTGCTGGTCAGGGCTTTGAGGCCCATCGTCTTCGCCGCGAGGAACATGTTGTCCCCGAGCTTTTCACCATGCTCGATCGCCTTGGCCTCAATGCCTTCGTTCATCGGCTTGCGCAGGAGGACGTTCAGCAATTGCTTGAAGTGCAACGGGAGGTTGCCCTTGGTCAGTGCGAAGGGCACGACGATCAAGCCGTTCTTGTCGTGGCCACTCGCGCCCTTGCCCTCGCCGCCCTCGTCTTCGGTGCCAGCCCCAGCCCCGCCCGGGAGCTTGGTCGGCATCTTCAACGCCTTGATCTGGGTGTCCACGACCTCGGTCAAGATGGTCTTGATCTGGGCCGCGTCTGGTGCCTTGGTGCCATCGACCTTGTGCTTGGCCAACGCCGCATCGACGATCGCCTTGATGCCGGCTTCGGTCACTTGGCTCTTGAGGTGTTCGGGCAATTTCGCCGCCAGCACGTCCTCGACGGACTTGGTCAGCATCGCCTGCAGTTCGCCGAGTTCGATCACTGGCGCGGCTTTTTCCGCCGGCAGTTCGACCTCGTCCTCGTCCTTTTTGCCGTCGGCCTCAAAGCCGTCGAGCAAGGCCAACTTGGCCTGATAATCATTGAGCGCGGCCTTTTGATCGGCCTCGGCCTTCTTTTCTTTCTTGGTCAGCAACCACGCGGCCTTGGCGTCGGCGACCATTTTGCGAAATTCTTTGAGTGTCTTTTTCATGGGATATTCGATGTTGTGTTGTTCGTCCGTTCCATTCGCCTTACGCCGCTAGTCCCGTTTGGTTTTGCGCCCGTTCAGCGAGCAGGAAATCGTAAAAGCTGCTTGCGCCCGACTTAATGAACTTCCGCTCGACCTCTGTCAATGCCCGAACGCTGAACAGCGCATCGGGGTTTGCCGGGATAGGCGTCAGGCTGCCCTCCCACAGATCGACTTTGAAAATGCCGCGCCCGTCCTCCTTGTAGTGGAAAACCCCGCCCATGCTCAACGTCCGGAGGTGGCCCTCGGCGACCTTGAACCGCACCGACTGAACGTCCGGGGCGTTGGACAGCAAGCCCTCGACGAACAGCCCTTTCGTGTCCTCGCGGATGTCGATGAAGCTGCCGCTGAGGAACGACGTGTTGTTCACATGGTCGCGGAGCATGACCGGGTTCTGTTTGAACCGCTTGAGCGTTTCCGTGAACGCTCCATTTTCAACGTAGTCGCCTTGGCGATCGCTGGCGGTCGTCCCGACGAAGGTCGAGAGATAGCCCTTGAACCGCACATTCTGGTAGTCGGTGATCGTGTCGCCGTCCTTGATAGTGTCGAACGCCTTCACGTCCTTTGCGCCCAGATCAAGCACGGCCTCCCAGCGCTTGAGCATCGTTTCGGCGTCGGCGGGCACGATCTTGCCCGGCACGATCGCTGGGGCGGGGATTGACCGGTTGCGCACGAGGACAAATTTCATGCGCTGGCTATCGCACGCGCACGGGCAGGCGGTCAAGTGAAAAGGCAAAGGCCGGGGTTTCCCCCGGCCCAGCACGACCGACTGTGATACGCCTTGTCGCGGGCGCTCAGAAGGTGCGGGCGGCCAACTTGGGGTGCACGGGAACCGCCCACAGACGCACAGCCTACGCCAACCCTAAACCCGTGCGGTCGAAAAATGGCAGGGAGGCCAAGGCCGCGCAAGCGTCAATCGCGGAAGCCCGACGGGACGAGCGTGCCCGTGTGGTTCGGATGGAAACCCACGGCCAGAAAGGCGTCGAGTTGGGTGATCGGCAAGTCCGGAAAGTTGCAAGTGCTTTCGCCGTTGAATTGCGGACTGTTGGGCTCGCGGGCCTCGCACCCGATCACGCTCAAATGGGTTAGCGTCTCGCTGGCCTTGAACGCCGTGGCCGCGCCCTCAGTCCACGCGTTGTTCAGTTCGGTGCGGGCGACCGTCAGTGCGCGGTTGCCAAAGATCGGGACGACGTCGCGCTCCAAGGCCGCCGCGGTTTCGCTGACGTTCAGCCCGCCCGCGATCGACCGCCTGACGCTGTTGATGATGTTGTCCTTGGTCGTGTCGTTGATCGCCGTGACCTTGGTCGCGATCGTCCGGGCCTTGCGTGCGATCTCCGCGTTGTTGTCGATCGCCGTGTGGCCAAGCAATTCACTGACCGTGCCGTAGCCCTTGGCCATGACCGACTGAACGCTGGGCATGACCTCGGTCACGATCTCAAGGTTGGCCCCTCGAAAGACGCTCTCGATCGCCTCCAGCCACAAGCCCTCGTGCTGGGGAAACTCTAAGTCCACGACCAGATCGGCCTTGGCCGCCTTGTTCGTCGTCGCATGGCGAACGACCGCCGCCAGTTGCCGGCGAAAGAGGTCGCGGGAGGTGCGGGCCAAGATCGGGACGGCCCGGCGTTGGGTAATCATGGCCAAGCGGTTGACGGCAAACACCAGTTGGTGGCCATGCCGGGCGAACGTCTGGGCGTTCCAACCTTCCTTGGGGGCTTTCAATCCTCCGGTGATCGCGCTGACCGTCTGTCGGCTATTGAGTGGCATCGGCGGGAGCTTCCACAGGTTGGGCCGGCTCGTCGAGTTCGATGTCGTCCAAGCAGCCCTCGCTCATAGTGCCCGCCAGCACGAGCGTCTGGCCGCCGATGAACTTGTTTTCCCGCGCCTCGATCTTGCCCCAAGGCCCGCCGCACTTTGGGCATCGCTGGGTTTCATCCACGGCCACGATCTCGACCGCCAGCATCACTCGACGCACTTTCAACTGGCCGCGTAGGCCGACGAGTTTTTCCGCTGGTAGGGTTGAGGCTTTGTCGCTCATTAGTTCGTGACTCCAAACTCAAGCAGCCGGCGGGTGTGCCGTTCGAGAATCGCCGCCGCCTGTGCCTGCTGGCCGGTCGTCTGGGCCGGCAAGCCCGCCAACTCCAGCGGGACGAGGCTGCTGTTGATGTAATGCAGATCGAACAACGGGTCGTCCTTTTTCTGCATCCCCGCCAGTTCACGAAGTTCGTTCAGGCTCAGTGCCCCGCGGTCGAACAGCGGGACGTAGTTCGTCGTGACGTTCGCAATATCGGTCAGGCCCGACACCGCGTAGATCAATTCGAGGGTCTGGTCGAAGCCTTGCACCAGATCGGCGGTAATGGTGTCGCTGATGAACTTGCACAGGGGCTTTACCGCATAGCGGCGGAACCTCAGGTCGTCGATCTGGGCCGTGGCGTAGTTCGCCGCCTCGCGCACGCCCGCGACGGACAACGGCACGCCGTGCTGCATGAAAATCTGTTCGACCGACCACTTTTCCTTTTCGATGTCCTGCATTTCCTGAGCGCTCAAGCCCAGTTGTTCGTGCCGCCACTTGCCCGTCAGCCACGCGGTCTTGCCCGAGTTCGCGGCACCGCCATATTCCTTGTGCCACTTGGCCTTTGCCTCGTCGAACTTCACTTGGTCTGTGATCTGGTCTTCGCAGATCAAGATGCCGCTGGGGCTGGCCCCATTTTTCCAGAACTTTGCCTTCCACGTCTGGTGGTTGATGTAGTCCTGAAACAAGTCCTCGCCCGACTCGATCTCGCCCAGCCCCCAGAACTCGTTGTCCGGATGGGGCAGGCGGAAGTGCATTATCTCGAAAGTCTCAAACGGAATCTCAAGCCCTTGGTTCGGCTGGTAGGTGTAGCCCGTGACCCCCAGCCGCGGGTCGGTCACGATCTTGATGCGTTTGGGGTTGAGCAGGAACAACTGCTTGGGCCGGTCGCCCTTGGCGTTCGGCTGGTCTTTCGCCCAAAAGGCGTTGCCCGTCAGCTTGAGGTGCATGACCGTTTTGTAGGTCATTTCGCCAAAGCTGTCGAAGGGGTTGGGCGTGGTCAGGAGCTTGGTGATCTCGCGGTTGATCACAGGCTTGCCATCGCCACCGACCCGGCGGAGGACGGTCGGCGTATCGAGCACGACCTTGGCCACCAGATCGCAGGCTTTCCACGTCGCCCAGACCTTTTTTGACCCCGCCCGGAGATAGCTCTCGTAGTTCCGAAGCTCCGACAATTCAATGCCGGCCAACATCCCACCGAACACGTCCTCAATGCGACTGACGGTCTTTCCCCCGCTGAGAAAATTCCGGAGGGCGAGCTTGGTGCGGTCGAACATGCTTGTTTTTTGCACAGCCCGGGCCTGTGCGCAATGAAATCCGTTCAGAACGAGCCCATGCTGTCACCGACGACCAGCAACAGATCAACGACCTCGCGCGTGCGATGGGCCGGACAGAGCGACCACTCGTGGGCGATGCCGTGGCCGACGCGCGCCCCGCCGCTGGTGAAGACCTTGCACGTCTCGTGCTGGCACTTGTGCTGGTGTTCAGCATCGGGGTTGTCGTCGAAGAACGTCAGCGTGGTGTCGAGCAAGTAGCGTTTCATGCACGCGTAAGCCTCGTCCTTGGTCGCGTGGCCGTCGGCGTGACAGGGGCTGGTGAGATCGGCGCAATATCCCTCGGGCGTGGTGATTCCCGCCCGCATGTTCGTGTAGTGCCAGCGCCCCGAGGGCCGGCCTTCGCGCATCAACTGGCGGGGCTGGTGGTAGTTCACGCGGCTCAAGCTACAAGTATCACCCGACCGAGGGCAATCATTTCGTAGGCTCCGGTCAGCGCGTCCACGCCGTCGTCGTATCGGCCCTCGGGAAAGTTCTCCAACTCGCGCAATAGATCGTCGTTCCACGGGCCTTTCACCATTTTGATGTTGCCCGCCTCGGCCTGTGCGCTCACGGGCTTGCACCGCGTCTGCTTGTCCCCGGTCTTCGTCTCATACCGAACGTTGAACCCGTCGAGCTTGACCGCCGTAGATCGGGCCTCATTCACGCCCGCACTGCCCGGGTCTTGCTGGTAGCCGACCGAGACGTTGGTGCCGTCCTGACGGGCCGTCCCGACCATCGCACGGTCAACGGCCAAGGGCGTGGCGAACATCCGCTCGAAATGTTCGATGTAGTAAACGCCGTCGAGATCACGCGAGAGCTTAACCGTCGCCGTGCTGTCGGGGTCTTTGCCCGGCTTTTGCTCGCCCGCAGCCCTGTCCCAGAAACGCACCCGAGCGCTGACCTCAGCCGGTGCGGCCTCGACGAACCCGCCAAAGTAGTGGCGCTTGAAGAACATGCCAGCACTGGGCCGGACATTCCAGTTGCCGTTCAGCAATTGCTCGCGCTCGACCAGCGGCAGCGCCTTGAGGTTCGCCAAGTAGCTCGGGTCTGACAGCAGGAGGATTTTGTTGTCGAAGACCGAGGCCGGGATGAAGGTCACGCTCTTGGGCTCGGCCTCAGCCCCAAACCTCGCCACCAGTTCTTCGCGTTCAAACCCCCAGACAAACTCGTCGTTGTGCCGGACGAACCAACGAATCACGCCCGCGCGCTTGGGGTTGGGCAGGCCCGTGCGGTCGTCAATCCACCACGCGATGAACTTCCGCACCCAGCTATCGGGGTCGGGGTTGGTCGTGGCCCGGATGTAGCCGGCGATGCCCGACGTAGATCGGTTGCGCCCGACCATATACCAGAACTGCTTTTCGGTGAAGTGCGTGAGCTCGTCGAAGCCGATGAAAGGAATTTGCGACCCCTGCCAGTCCAAGCGGTTCTTCTCATGCTCCATGTGCGCGAACTTGATCTTCGCCCCGGAGGGAAAGCCCCACGTCAGGCTTTGCCCCAGCCCGCGGCCACTGACCAGCGGGTAGAGATCGCCCGCCGTATCCCAAAGGCCGCCCTCGACTTTGATCTGGGTGGTCGTGCGGCGAAAGATCACCCCGCCAAAGGCCGGGTTGTGAATGTGCCGCAGGGGTTCGAGCAACAGCCCGTAGGACTTCCCGCCTAGTTAACCACCAGCGGCCCCTCCGTAAATTGCTATGTCCGCGTCGGTGCTTAGGAACGTCGTTTGCGGGCCTGCCTGAGGTTTTATTTCTGTGCCACTGGTGATTCTAACCACCCCCCTTCCGCTTGAGCCAGCGTGCGGGATAGTGCCCGCGTTTGAACTGGCCAGTTGTGCCTGTCGAGTCGGCGTAGGATTTGATGCCCAGCTTACGACGGTTGCGGGCAATGGTTGTTTTGTTCGTCCCGGCCAGATCGGCCAGTGCGTGATCGGGCATCTGGCCAAGCTGGGCCACGATCTCCGGAGCAAGCGTCAGCCGGTTCCAGCCGGCCATTGGCGGGACGACGCCACGGCCTTTGGCGTGCATGTCGCGGTTGTTGTCCCCGCGAGTGCCGGTGAAAAGATGGCCGGGATTGCAGCATGGTGGGTTGTCGCATCGGTGAAGCACGCACTTGCCGTCAGGGATTGGCCCGTTGGTAAGTTTCCACGCGACCCGGTTTGCCTTGGTCGTTCCGTCCTTTCCACCGACTACGCCGTAACCTTTTTCGTTCGTGGCCGCCAGCCAAGGCCAGCACTCGTCCGGCCCTCCGCGCTTGACCTTGCTCCAGAATAATTCGGCGTCCACA